GTCTGTTTGTTATTGTTGTTTCAAATGTATTTAATTGATTTGTAATGTCTGATTTAAAGGTATTAATTTCATTAGTTACTTGCTCAATAAAAGCATTAATTTGATTTGTCGTTTCTTCTTCAAATGTATTTATTTCCGTTACAACATTTTGACCGAATGTATTGTACTCTTCAATTAGTTTGTTTATTTCTTCCTCTAGCTTATTAATCTTTTCTACATAAGATAAACTCTCATCAAACACACAAGGTAAAACCCTTTGTGTCCAATAGTGAATATTAGGTACTTTTGTAAAATCAATCATTTTAATACACTCCTTACCAAATTCCTAAAAATAGTTCGTCTAAATCGTCAATAATCATCATGTCAATATTTAAAAATGTTTCACGATACATATTTAATAATTCACTTTCACTTGCAGTCCCATTATTTCCTTTTCTTGTTAGTGTAGTGTCCTCATCTAAATTCCTTTTGTCTGTACTTGTTCCACTTGTTGTAGATTCTGTTTGTGACGTATTAGTTCCTGTATTTGTATTTTTATCTTGTCCGTCATCTACTGTTGCACTAGTTAAATATTTATCGTTTAATATTTCATTAGGTGTAGTTTGTGCTTGTGCAATATCAGAAAATTTACTTACTTTTCCGTAATCTGTTGTGTCTGTGCTATTAAAATTGCTTGTATTATTTCCTGTTCCAGACGTGCTAGAAGTCCCCTCACCAGTGCTTTTTGATTTTCTACTAAACACTTCTTCCAAATCAATAGTAGATAATGGGTCTATTTTTAGTTTAGAAGATTCATACATTTGATTGTAGTATGGCATTATTTCATTCATCTTTTGGTTTAATCTGTTCTTAAATAATGCTTCTGTTTCGAATCCTATTTCACGAAAATAATAATGTTGAATGATTTTATTATTTAATTGTTCTCGATATGATTCATCAAATATAGGATAATCTTTTAAGCCTAAATCATAGTTACCCTCAATTAAATACCTAAGTTCAATCGTATATCTGCTCATTTTGAATCACCTCGGCATTATATTCAACTGGCTTTTGTCTTAGTTCAACATCTATGTTTGTTCCATATAGTTTGTTGAATTTTTCACAAGCCTGTTTACGGCACAACAAACCTGTATCACCACATAATTGTACCAACTGATTGTTTGCATTTACTTCGTCTGTAATTAGTCTTTCCCGTTTGTCTGTATTAGCATTGTTGATACCATACCTTGTTAGAAATTCGTCAAGAACCTTATTAAATAATAAAGTCATGTCATTACCGATAAACGGTGCGTCTGTTTTCAATACTTTAAATTCGGTGTCATTGAACGTGTCTTTGTATCCGTATATGGCAGGTTCGTTACCGTCATATTGCATATAGATATTTTTTAATGTTAGCTTTTTATTGTCTGGGCACAACATTAGCAATGGCGTTTTCTGTACTCTAGTATTTACATCTATCGTTCTTCTGATATCATATAACCTAAGAGCATACTCACAGACAATCCCTAAGTCTGGCATTTTGGTATAATTGTTGTAAATCAGTGCAACATCTTGTAGTTTGTATGTTTTGTGATAGTCAAGAGAATATGCGTTTATTTCTTCTGGTTCTTGATAAATATTTAATGTATTTGATTCGGAATATCGTAAATTTAACATTCCATACAAATCATCATTTACAAATACTGCTTTTCCGTCCTCAAACAAACACAATTCTATGAAACGTTCGTTCATTGATTCGGGTAAATTTTTCCATTCATACCTAGACAATAGCAAATTTGCAAGATAAGTATAATACATCATAAAAGCAGTATTATTTTTATATCCGCACAAATTTGTGTCCCATGGTTTACGTTTTCCCATATTATCACCACCTATTTTTTATCGCTAGTATTATATTCGTATGCTGAATAATTTAAAAATGTTGATGTATCATGCCATATTCTAACTCCACTATTGAATATATTTTTTATTGTATCCATATCGTCCTCTGGTACATCACCATCAACCATTATCTGAGATGTTTCTATGTAATCATAGTTTGAACGATTATTATAATTTACAGGTTTAAAGTTATTTATAGCATATCCGAATTTGTCAAAATAATTGTCTATTTGTTTAAATTGTTCGTAACATACTCTTTGAAACATAACCGTAAAATTTAATTTTTGGTTCATTTGTAAAATATTATTTGCGTTATAATTTCCTGCTGATAAATTTGGCTGTAATTCCATATCAGCTTTTTTTGCGTAAAAACTCCATATTTGTTCTCCAGTTGATACAAGGTTATTTACAGTGTTATTAATTTGCGTTCCTAATGATGATACTCTATTAGCGATTGCACCCGCTATTCCAGAAAATTGTCCTTGAGTAGTTCTTGCACTGTCTATTTGTCCTGCTGATGAAATATAACTACTTGCTCCACCTGTTGCCGATGATATCATGTTATTGAAACTGGAAACACCTAAATTTATAATAGGTGTCAATTGTTGATATTTTAATGTATTTTGATTTAATGTTAACCACCTACTATATGTATCTGTATACCACGGCAACATAGGATAATTTGTTAATGAAAGTCCGTTTACATAGTCTCCCTCTCTATAATTTGCAGGATGACAATATGATGTGACAGGTTGTAAAACAGTATTCCTTACATCAAAAACAATGTCCTCACCCTCTGTTGGTGTTCCGTCAAAAAATTCTTGTCTGAATGTTAAACTACCACCACTATTATTAGTTAATATTACTTTGCAAAATGGAAATGTATACATTTTATTATTTCTAGCATAACGATTAACAGTAGTTCCATGTGTTCCAATGTTTATTTTATTCATTTTTGGTATTCTATATCTAATCCAATTGGTTTCCCAAACATCACTAACTGATACATTCGGAGATACCCCCAAAGGTGTACCCTCTTTAAAGTTAAATGTACTACTTGTCTGGTCGTAAAAACATTCTATTGGGCAAGTAAAAATATTTACAATTGATTCAGATTTACCACTTTCATTAATAAATTTTGATAGAAAATTAAAAAATGTATCTGTAGAAATGAACGGGATATATGCTAACGTGCCTTGTACTTCATCAATTAAACATTTAGGCGGTTTTCTCCATACTCCGCTATCTCCGTCAGGATATTCTGTACAACAAACTATTATAGCTAACGATTTATCAGACGAATGATATTTAACTAAATCATTTCTTAATAATTTTTCTTCAACATATTTTAAATTTGTAAATCCCTCTGGTTGCAAATTTGCTCCGATAGTATCTTCGCCTTTTGGAATATGCTGACGTACAATGAATGATTCATGAAAATTTAAAGCACTTTCCCATGTCTGCCATACATCTGTACTGAATCTAATTTCAGTTACATTTGCGTTTATATATTCTAGTGAATCAACAAAAGCATAGAACCATTTACTACCAAAATGGTCGTTTCTATACATCATATAATTAACATTATATAGTGAATCTTTGCTTTTATTAACTCTAATTGCTCCGCTCCCCTTAACGTAACTATACCCGTTAACGTCTGTTAAGTTGTAAACAGTTTTACTAATAAAGTAATTTGCTCTAGCTTCATCATTATTTTTAAAACTTAACACGTTGGTATAATCACTAAAAGGAACGGAACATAACCGCACCTTTGAATCTGGTGTAAAAGTCATGTTCCGTATCTCCTTTCATAAACTATTCAGCAGGTTTGAATAAAACAGCGTTTGCAAATGGACTATATCCATAAGTTTGCCATACATGGAAAAAGTGTTTTGCACTCATGTTAGCAGGATTTACGAATGTATTGAAATACTTTGTTTTATCCCAAATTTTAATAAATGCTGAATCACACAACATTGCATATGCAGTTATTGGTTTTTCTTCTGTTCCACCAAAATCATCGACAACAATTGTTCTACCCATAAATTCAACTTTAGACAGATTAAAAGCGGTTGCCAAACTATCTACATCAATACTTGCCATTACTTCAGGGGTTGCAATCAAAACTTGTTGCTCTTTAGGTGTAAAGGTTTTGAATTTTTTAGTATCGCTTGTTGCCATTTTGTTATAAGCATTATATTCAGTAGAGAAAAAAGTAAATTTATCTGATAATGTTTTGACAGCCTTAACAAATGCATTTGCAGTTGCGGAATCAGTAGGCATTGCAAGCTGTTTTGTGGTTAAATGTCCGTCATTAATAGCAGTTGAAATAGTACCCTTTGTCCATTCGTACTCTGCAACTTCGTTTGAACGATAAAGGTTATCAACAATTCTGCTAACAAGCGTACCAAAGTTATCCCAACTAGAAAATGCCATTTGCAATTCACTTTCAATATTTGTAACTTCAAAATCTTTTTGACGATTTACCCTATAATAAGCAACTTTCAAATCTGGTGCTTCATTTGTCAAAAGTCTACTACCTGTTACATCGTAATCTTTTTCTGTCTGCAAATTAATCGCAATCTCTCTTACATCACTACCCAGAATTGAGTCACCACGCTTGAACATTGAAAGCGGATTTTTATAACTTCTGTATTCAACGTACGTCATACCGATTAAATTAAACAATGTTGTATAAAACGCATTTGCTAATTCACTCCACTGCAAAATTGGTTTTCCTACATCTTGAATATTAGTTGCGGTTGCTTGCGGAATACTTGCTCTTAACGTTGGCGACATATTCTCAACTACTGTATTTACTACTTCCGCACCATTCTCTAAATTAACTCCCATAAAAATCACTCCTAATCAAATTTAATAAAATCTTTAATATTTCTAGGTTTATCTTCTTCGGGTTCTGGTTCTGGTTCTTTTTCAAATCTAGAAACAAACCCTTTTGACAATAACAAATTGCTATTAGCGTCTTTTAATTTTGAATTATAGTCTTGTAAATCCTTTATTTGTTGCTCTTGTTGTGTGTTTACTCCTTGTAACGATTTTACACTTGTCATTAAATCATTTAGTTCAACACTTATGTTTTCGTTGTTTGTAGTCTTTTCTGCAATGGTTTGGAATAATTCGTCGATTGTCATTACTTAATCACCTCTAAATATTTTTTATCAATTGCACTTGTTGTAATTCCATCTCGACCTATTACAATACGGTTCTTTCTAATCTTCCCAATGCTTAATACTTCGTAGTATTCATAATATTGTTTGAATTTTTTGTTAGTTCCATATATAATAGGTTTAAGAACCTTTACAACACTGCCAACTTTTAACTCTTTTTTTATTCCATACATTTTTCCTATAATATCAGGATAATCTTTATAAGCATAATTATAATCCAAATTTTCAGTTCTGTCAACCTTAAACTGGCGTATGCCATGTGGAATTATTTTTTGCAAATCTTCGTCTTTTTTCTTTGTCCAATCGGCAAGCCACTTATCAAATCTTGTTAATCTTTGCAAATCCAACTTAGATTTAAAATAACTTGTACTTGCATAAATCACAGCATAATATCCTGCTTTTTCGATTTTGTCGCAAAAGGCTATACAAATATCTGTGCGCTGTGCAATTGTGAGATTATCAAGTTTTTTATCTTCAATATCAAATGCAATTGGATACAACGGTCTATTACCCTGATTAGATATTTTATCTACAATGGAAAGACAAAATTCTGCTTCATCTTCTGCCATTTTGGTATCAAGCGCATATGAATAGTGATAAAATCCGAAAGGAATTTTTGCTTTTAAACATTTTTTCACATTGTTATAAACTTGTTTGTCCTCTTGTTTGTCTCTGTTTTTGCTTCCATAGCCTGTCCGAATCATAACAAAGTCATAGTTGCTAATCCCACTAAAATCTCCATTGTGTTCGGACAAATCAATCCCCAATCTTTGCATTTTCATCTTCCTCTTTTCCTTTTAATATATCAATAGCATTTGTGATAACTTTAGGAATTTTTACACCGATTAATCCTAAGTTTTCAATAATGCTAATGACTTCGTTTGTAATGAATGAAATTATAACAACATTTCTAATATAATTTGTTTTTAACACATAGTCTAACATATTAGCGACTATCACACAAATTATAATACAAACTTTTTTAATCAACCCTTTGAATCCAATTTCAGATGATAAACCACCTGATTCTGTTTTCTTTGATTTTTTAAATACACCTGATAATATTAATCCTGTTATGTAATCAGTACACATAAATATTAATAGAATTATGAAAGGCATTGTTATGTCACCTACCAGATATAAAATTGCACTGCTTACACAAGCACAACAAAAACAAAAAATATCTTTCATCTTATCAACTCCTGTACATCAATCGGACAAAATCCTTTATTAGCTTGTTTACAATAAATACAATATTCTGCAATTCTTCTACTAGTTGTTAATGGTAATTCAAATATTTTATGAATGAAAGTTCCTACTTCCTTTATTGTGAATCCCATTTCATAATAATGATTAGAATAATTATACATTCTTCTGTTTATTACCATTTTGATATCACACTTTCATAAACTTTTTTAATTTGCAAATCTTCAAAGTAAACTCTACCATAACGATACATTTTTCCTAAATTTTCAAGCTGAAATATTCCGCGCACATTTTTAGTAAAAATTGTTGCGCCTTTTAAGTCTGTATTACTTAATGCAAATTTAATTGAATTTGTTCCATTACAACTATATTTATTTGTTATAAAATAATAACCACTTTCGTTATCAAACCAAACACCTACTTGTAACCCGTCAAGAATCATATCAAACTTGTATCTAGCATTTGAAGTTTTTTCTGCAATAAAATCATAGCTATCTAATTTAAACTGATTATCTAAAGCAAAGTTTCCGTAATTCGTTTTAGATAATAGTTGACCCGAACGTGTTTGTTTTATCTGCTCCCGATATTTAACGCTGTTTGTTTTCATCGCTATAATATCCTCATTTTTCCATATATTTCCCTCATCAAAATTTATGTCAAAATAAGTGAAATACGGATTAATTACAGAATAAGCATTACTTATAAAAATTACCTTAACACCTCTAAACCTGTCAACGGTACACCAAAAATGTAAAAAATAATCTTCAACTTCATTATTTAAATAATGATATGTTCCCTCTTTCATGGTAAATTCATCAAATATAATTGTACCCACTTTAGGTGTGGCAACACTAGCTTGTACAACAGATTGAGTTAAGGCATGAGCAAATCCCATATACTTACCATTCATATAAAAACATTTATTCTTTTCTGTTATTTCCCATTTTGGGTTATTTATTTTCAACGGTTCAAACAGAGAATTTACTTTTTTTATCTCTGTTTTAAATCTTCTCAAATATATAAATTCCTCACCATATTTCAAATAACGTTTTACAACGTATTCTAATGCGCCATAAGTTTTTCCGTTTCCACGTTCACCAACAATAAAGTTAAATAATTTGTTGTGTGATAAAACATCATTTATATTAAAATATTCCATTTTACAAGATTGGGAAAAGTCAATGATATCTAGTACCACCTAGACAATCCATGTTGGCGATTCTTCACCGTGGTTTCCAACATTGATATATCATGACTTTTTCCCTTTCTCTCCTTTCATTATACTCCTTTTGTTTGAGTTTGTCAACATGAATTTTACTTCACTTTCCTTTAATAGTAAAGTCTGTGGTTTTTAATATCACACCACCCTTGACTTGCTTCGGTTGTAATTTACCAGAATATACACTACCGATATTAAACTTTTTAATTGTGAATGTCTTTTTCGCTGATTTAGGCAAACCTGCAACTGTTATATTACGTTCTAACTTATTGCTATTTGGCTCTGTTCCATAATCAACATAGCATTTTTGACGTAAATATTTGCAATATTTTATATTAAATTCATGTTTCCAATATCCTAATTTTGCATTATCTAATGGTATAAAATCAGGTATACCACCTATTGCGTGAATACTATCTGTATCACTATAAATATATTTTCCTGTTTCATGTATTTTTTGTGCCATTCGTATGGTTTCATTTCTTGCCCATGCTGTGATAAATACAGCACATGGAATGTAAACGGGTTTTCTTTCTTCTTCCTCTAACTTCTCAAATTTTAATACACAATTTTCTAATACTGGTTTTTTACTTCTACCCTTTGGTGATGTTCCAAACTTTCCGTATAATGAATTTAATAATAATTTAGCTATAAGTGTCATACCTTTATTTCCTTGCAATTTGCTTTCTACCTTAACCTTACTCCATTTGTTTATATATTTATCAAACATACCTTTTTGTGATCTGAACTTCCAACCGTCTATAAACTCAATATTATAAACATCGTAATGTTCATAAAACAAACACAAATCAACATTTGTTAAATATAAATCGGGATATTCAAAACCACTATCGGTTATGTATTCATTAGCTATAAATGATAAATTATTTTTTAATTGTATTGTAGGTATATGACCTTTCTTTACAGTAAATTGTGCCCTTAAATGCTGAATGTATAATGGATAATATTTATCATGTTCGTATTGACCTTTAAAAAACACTGGTTGAGAATATGGTAGAGGTTTCATTAACATAATACTAGGATAAAGACTGTTATAATCTATAACAAAACCATCTTCTTTTATCAATTTGCCTGCAAATTTTGGATTTAAATATGTAAATCCACCTCTATATGCTTTCCTTATATCTGAATCAATATTAACATCTAATTGTGGAAAAAATTGTCTGAAATGTTTTTCACCACCTATAATCTGCTTGTAGTTATATAAAGCAT